TTCTCCTTTAAATCTGGTTCGCCTGAGTGGCTGGTCCGTATAATGAAATATCTTGGTAGTGACCCTGGAAGCTAGAGGTGAAGCCGGCTAGTGTTGAGAGGTTATCCTGAATGAGCCAGCGCAATCTGTAGTACAACACCCCACTTATTCCTATTTCATTGCTGAAGGCCTGTACCATGTCAATGTTTACAACCAGGTTACCCGTGGCGTCTACGTTAAACTGCCCAAGAGCTGCAAGGTCCGCATTTGTTTTTACTGTAGCTAGTGTCTTAATGACATTGTCTTGGAGGTCCACAACTTCTAGCACACAACCATTAACCAGCGCTGCTCGGCTGCCAAACTTAGTCCAGTCAGCCATTCCTGTAATAAATAATGTGCTCTTGCGAATGAAGAGAACCTGTGTTGGTCCTGGTTTAATAGCAAACTCTACTGCAGTACCGCTGCCGTCTACATTCATTGCTGAAGAGGTAACCACTGAACCCACTATTGGGTTAGCCAAAGTAAAGCCAGTTGCTGGTGCTCCGTCTGTCATGGCAGTTACTGTGCCCTTCCAGCGGTTATAAATGAAAACGTCTGCTGCATGCAGTAATGGGTTAATGAGTTGTCCTAAGAAGTTCTGATTAGTAAGGGCTGTCTGCAGGGCAGCAGCCACTACATGGTCATTGTCTCCGTGAGCAATAACAACTGGTACTGCAATGTTTGCATTTGGGTCTGTTCCAGCTAATGTTGAAACTGCCCATGGCGCTCCGATGTCTCCGTCTGCTGTGTCTGTACAGTTTCCTTTGGTCTTGTGAATGAGAAGGAACTGATTTCCTGCTAGCATTGTGAACCAACCAGGTACTGAACTAATGGCTGCTGCTGTGGCTGCTGACACTACTGTGTCTGCTGCATTAAGAGCGACGTCAACTTCTGCTAATGTACTGTACCCTGCAATGGCTAGTATACCGTCTACACCAGCGACCGGAGTAGTAATAGCGAAGTTTGTATTACCGTCTGCAGCTGGTGCTGTTGGAAGTCCTGGAGCTCTATTGACTATAATGACCGTGTCAAAGACTGTTGGAGGGTTCTCCGTGACTGAGGCTGAAAAGACCAATGGCTGAGCCGCATTAATGGTTGCCGCTGTTCTGGTTGCTAGAGTGTCTGCAGTGTCTCCAGTTAGGAAACGAACTCCTATACCAATGTCTATGGCTAGTCCCACTACTAGGTCTACTCCAGAGTATACTGCTGCAATAGTGAAACCCGTCGGGACTAGTCCATCTGTAGTTGCCACACAAACTCCAGTCACTAGGTTGGTAATGCTGAAAATAGTAGTGCTGACTGGAACTGCTGAAAAGACTGTTGGTTGTTGAAAGTTAATGGCTGTCATTGTGGCACCCATTACCTGGTTAGCAGAGGCCCCAGTTACTAGAATGACTTCTATTCCAGTATACCCTGGAAGAGAAGGGTCTGCACCTGCACCATTAACATTGTACCAGACATAGTAGTCGGTAGTTGTGCTATGAACCTTAAAATAAGTGTTATTGAGACTACCAGCATTATCTTTAACTGGGGTAATGTTTGTCTTGCGCGGACGTCCGACCTTTGGGTTGTAGCTGTCGTATTCACCTCTAGTGTACCACACAAAGTAACCCTGAGAAGGGCTTTTAATCTGGAAGTAGGTATTGTCTTGTATTCCTGCAATGTCGGCTATAGTAATAACCTGGCTTGTCTGTACTCTGCCTAATGAAGGGTTGAACCCCACACCAGCTACTTTGTACCAGACAATATAGTCTTCCTGATTAGTACTCTCACCGTCATGGACAGTGAAATAGGTGCTAGCTAGGTCACCTGCAGCATCTGCTCTATTTGTAATAGCGTCGCTTTCTTTTGTACCTTTGGTTGGGTCCTCTCCAAATCCACCTGAAATAATATAAGGCTGAATGGGAAAGGCAACACCTCCACTGTCCTTTGTGCCGAAGGTGAAGTTAGCACCTGCGAGGCTGCCGGCAACGTCTCCTACACATGTAACTTGAAACTCATTGTCAGTTTCACTGACTGTATACCCTGTGAAAACTTTAGAAAGGTCCATTGTATTCTCCTTAGCCCTTCTGCTTAATCAGAAGGAGCTACTTATATAGTGTCGTCCGCCATTGCCCGACGGACCAGCATTTCTACCTGGTTAGCCCTGTCGTGGGCTGTGTCATAGGGAGTGCCATTCTCAAGCATGTCGTGGTATTCTGTCCATTCATGAATGAAAACAGCCTCCTTATTTTTTACCTCGTCTCCAATCCAGATTTCACCTGGTGGTACAAACCAACAGGCTAGAGGTTGTCCAGCTTCTGTATAATCAGGGTCAATGTCTGTCTTAACGAGGTTTTCATTGACTACCCAGACCTCAAGGTCCTCTATTTTGAACCAGAGGTAAATATACAAATTAGACATTTTTATTCTTCTTATGAGGTCCTGCTGCATTTTTATTGCCAACTAAACGCTTCGACATTTTACACCTCTATTAGACCTATGCTATTCTATGACCATTATATTTTGAGGGCGAGCCTTTTTGGGACCGGTCACGTAGCATTGACCAAACATTTTTTCCATAAGAAGGGCCGGCACTGAAGGCTTTCCATACGTCATCTGGAACATTTTCATAAAGATATTTAGCCCCTCCTTTACCACCCTTAAATGTCACATTTAGGTTGTGTGCCACTGGGTCTCTGCCTATTCTAGCCACATTGCTGCTGCTGACCGCCTTGTCTACTGGCTTCTCTGCCTCAGGCCTCTCAGCACCAACCTCTTCGCTTTCTGCAAGAGACTTCTTGGCTGCTCGTGCCTGTTTAATGCTGTCCCAGAATGACTTCGAAAGGTTGTCAAGTAGTGCCATGTTATTTTCCTGTGAAGGTAGCCAGCCAGGCTACAAGAGCCGGCAGCTTCCAAACTAATACTGAAACTAATGCTCCTAAGCCAATAATGGCCCCAACGAGCACCTTAATAACCAAACCGTTTACAAATGTCTTTACCTTGCCAACTTCCCTTTCAACCACACCCATGCTTGTCTTAGTAAGACTTTCAAGACTGTCCAGCTTTTTGTCTTGAGCCGCCAAATGCTGTTCAGTAAGCCTTTCACGTCCATCCATAAGTTTTTCCAGAAGTCTGAAACGTTCGTCATTATTGTTCTCCATTACTGCTCCGCTAGAAAGCAGGTTCCGTCTAAAAAGAATGAAGCATTGCTGCCGACTAGAGGTATTACCTGTCCAGCAGCTGTAATCTGGACACAGCCAAAGGCATTATTTGACATGACTGCAAAATAATGAGTAGCCAATGGGCGGTAACCAACAGGCAGAGCATATGCTGCTGCAGCAATGGTTCCAGTAGAAAGAACCCCCGAAAGATGGACATACCCACTAATGTCTTTTCTGAACTGAGGAGGACTGCCACCAGCTAGTGCTACCCAGCTGTTATTAAACTGAGGCTGGCTGGTTGCTCCTACTACCTTCCAACTACTGTCTGAGTTGTTAGCAGGAATGGCAGCACTAACCTTGTTTATTTTGTCTAATAGGTCTCTAATGGCTGTCTGAAAAGCAGTTACGTCTACGGTTTGAGGAAGAATGGTGCTGCTGTAATTTGGCCCGCCATGTCCTTCTGGCATTATTTACCCTTTTCTTTCACTATTGGAGTAGACCATTGCCCAGTCATTCCCATTGCAGGCCCTGTGCCTGTACCTTGCATTGAAGCAGGTGGCCCCTTAGGAGCCATTACTTGAGGAGTAGCAGGGTCATAAATCTTCTGGGCCTGAAGTGACAGATAGACGCTGCCAACCTCTCTTACACCACGAGGGTGCTCTTTGACGTCATTAATGTCGGCCTGAACCAGAGCATCTGCCTTAGCTACTTCTTCTTTGTCTTTGTCTCTGATTTTCTTTTGTTCTTCCATTTTAACCCTAGGAAGCTTGAAGGCCTCAATATAGGGGTTAGCGTCTTTCTTAGGTTTCTTAGGTTCTGTTGTTTGCATTGCATCTGCCATTTATTGCCCCATTAAGCTGCCTAGTCCCTTGGACTGCAGCATATTCAAGTCCATTCCCATTGACTGGAGGACCTGAATGAGTTGTGCTTTCTTTTCGTCGTCTGTACCACCACTCTTACGAATGGAAGTTAGCATGTCTTCTATCTGGCTCTTTGTAATAGCCCCCCCACCTGGTTGGTCTGCTCCAGCCGCCAGGCTGACCATTGCCTGTACTAACTGCTGGTGTTGCAACTTCTGTGCTGAGGTTTTGCCTCCACCAGTTCCTTCTAGCAGTTCATTAATACCAGTGCCCAGGCCACCGTATGCCAATGCTGCTGGTACATTAATCTTATTGAACTGAAGGGCCTTGTCATAGGTGTTGAGGTAACGCTGTCTCTCTTTCTCTGTTCCAAAGAGAATGTTGACCGACTGCCTAGGGTCGAAGCCATCTGTTTGTTCTTTACAGGTGTCGTAGAAGTCCTTATAGGCCATGGTACCAAACTTACCGTAAGTATTCCACCAGACGCTCTTAAGAGTACTGTCTATTTTCTTCTGGTACACTTGGTTAGTGTCGTATATAGATTTCTGAGTGGCCTCTGGTCCTACAGCTGTTGCCTTGTCGTCTACTTTCTGTACCAGATTAGTTGTCTTCTGTCCTACTGGTTCTCCAGCCGCTGCTGTCTGAACTAGGGTGTGAGCTATTGGTTGGTTGGGGTCAGGGGTCTTATTGAAGAGACCTTGACCCTGTGTTAGAGGGGCATTGGCTGCCGCACTGCCTTGAGGCTGTGTGTTGGCCAGTACTGAAGGTGCTGCTCCTGCTACCGCTGGAATGCGTGAGGCCACCTTGTCGAGGAAGTCCATTCCACCAGCTTTGGCTGGAGCTGCTCCTCCTAGTTTTGGTGCCGCTGACGCTATAATCTGGTCTGCAGTCATGTCGGCTGCTGGTTGTGCTACTGCCATGTCGGGTGTACTCTCCTTCTGTGTTGCACCTTTTCCAAGGTTGCGCGCGCCTGCTGCTCCTAATAGAGCTCCAGTGCCTACATTTCTCAGGTTGTCCCAGAGTGGTGCATTAGGGTTCCAACTAGCAGCTCCACCTGCTCCTCCTATTACTGCACCTGCACCAGTCATAAGAGGTTTATTTGCTAGTACTTTCTGTATTGCAGGACCCACCTTAGGAATGTCTTGCAACTTAGTTACTCCACCCATTAGGGCTCCAGTCCCCGCACCTAGAACTGTACCTAATCCAGCTTCTGCAGCTGCCTTCTTCCAGTCTCCTGTTCTTATTCCGTCAAACACTCCTCTTGGTATTGCTTGTCCAGCTCCTGTAATAGCACCCTTTAGAACCTTAGCTCCTAAAGTTGCACCCTTAACTCCTGCTAATTCTCCTAGTCCAGGCAAGGCCAATGAGGCTCCTGTTCCTGCTAAAGTTCCAACAGTGCTTCCTATTGGGTGCTCTTGCTCAATCTGTCTGAGGCCTGCCCCTTTGTCGGGTGAGAATTTACTCTCAAGGGCGTTCGGAGCACCCATGAGGAATGCATTTAGACCAGTGCTGGTTCCTGCAACCACGTCCCCGTATGCACCTTTCATTGCTCCTGCCATTTTGTCGTAGCCCTGCATTATTTGCTCAGGAGTTTGTCCTGCTTTAAGCATTCCTCTGTCTGAAATATTGTGACCGAGCTGCTGTTGTGTATAGCCTTTAGCAGCTTTCATTTGGTTTAACTGTTGTTCCAGAGCGTCATATTTAGTTTTGTCTTCTGGGCTCTCTACAAAACCTAGCTTCTGTGCTAGCCCCTGTGCAGTGCCCTTTATTTGGTCCCAGACGTTTGAAGTTTGAGCAGGCGCCGTTCTATTGGTCTGAGCCTGCTGGTACTCTGGTGTCTGAGCAATCTTAGCATTGAACTGCAAGGCCCCATTAGTAGTTTTATTTACGTCCGCTGCTTTGGGTCCGTATTGGTCCCAGAAGCTAGTGTCTGGTTTGTTCTGAGGGTCACTCATTTATTGCCCCATGGTTTATTGATTGCGTCCATTGGTGTCACTCCCGTATTCTGTCCAAGCTTAAACATGTTTTGTGAAGCTTGCAACTGGTTCTGTGCTATTCTCTCTGCACTCTCTCTGCTCAAGTTAGCTTGTTCAGCCTCACCCTTGTAGCGAGCGTCTATTAGATTTCTCTCGTCTGAAGTTCTAGCAGTCTCCATTGCAAGGTCATGAGCTTCTTTAATCTGCTCGAGCTTGGCCATATAGTCCTGTTCAGCTTTCTGAACCGCCAGAGTAGCCATGTTTTGCTGAGTTTGTAACTGGGACTGGGCCTGTTGCTGTTGTGTGGCCAGAGCCTGTGTCTGTTCTCTGCTCAGTCGTTCTTTCTGTCCAGTGTATTCCTTACCAGCCATTCCAGAGCCGAAGGCTGCAATGACCTCGAAAATGCCTCTGCCAGTCTTCTTAGCTATTTCAGCTATTTTCTGTCCTGGTGAGAGTTCTGGTGCTTGAGCATTTACCTGTGCAGTTGCTTGTTGGACATCTGGTGGTGGAGTTGCTTTTCCACCTACTGGGTTAGGGGCTATAGCAGGAGGAGTTGACTGTTGTGGTACCTGGTAACCAGCTGGTACAGTACCTGGTGGCTGATTGGTCTGTGGTTGAGCCGCCCCCCATTGAGGAACTGCTGCTTGAGCAATGTGTTGTTCAGTAGCTGTTGGGTCTTGTGCAGTTGTTGGGACGTCTACCGCCACTGGAGGTGGCTGGACTACTGCCTTCTGAGTTGGTGCTGGAACTGCTGGTTTCTTAGCCAATTGGAGTACTGGTAGGTTCTGGTTTATTCCCAGTGTCTTGTCATATTGAGCATTCTTCTGCTGTTGTTCGAGCCATAGGTCACTCATTAAATGCCTCCCTTAGCGGCTGCAAGTACTTGTTCGAGTTCTGAGGCTCGAGCTGCGAGTTTCTGTATTACTTTTAAATAATCAGGCGTAGCTGGTTCCTGGGCATTAGCTGCTTGAGCTGCTGCTGGAGCTTGAGCAGCTGGCACGTCTGCTATTGGGTCTGGCAAAGGAGTGCCCGGTGGGAGGCCCTCGTTTTTAGCCTGTGCCAGCTGTTTAAGCTTAGCCAGTACTTCGTCCATGTTAAACTTGTGTCCGTCTTTGCCTGTAAGAGGTACTACTGCTTCTGGTCCTCTTTCTCCTACAATATATTTCTGTGGTCCCTTGTTGGCAATGTCACCTTCTCCAGCAAACATTGCTAACATTGGAAGCATTTGACCTATACCACCAGCAGCTCCACCAGCTCCCGCTGCTGCACCACCAGCCATTCCAGCTGCTCCTCCACCTCCACCACTGCCCATTAAGGCTGCTGGGTCTGCTCCAGCTTGTGCTCCTGGTTTAAACTTACCCAATAGTTTAGTAAAGCCACTAGTATCTGGTGCGGGGTTCTGTACGGCTGATGGGTCTGGTTGTGTTGCTGCTTGTTGTTGAGGTGCCTGCTTAAATGAACCCAATACTCCCTTGAGTTTGTCTATAGCTGATGTCTGTCCCTCGTCTCCACCTTGTCCACTCTGGTCAATAACACCTCCCTCGTCCAACATTCCAGCTACTGCACCTGCAGCCTGAGCGAGACCTGACCAGGCATTAGAGTTATTCTGAGCCGCTTGTCCGTAGACACCAGCTCTCTGAGAAGCAATGTTTGAAGCTGTATTAGACTGTTGAGCAGCAACATTAGCTTCCTGACCCTGTTGTGCAAGGCCTCTAGCTCCTGCTGCACTCTCCTGTCCAGTCAATCCTTGTATTCTATTTTGTTCAGTATTCTGGTAGCGGTTTTCACCACTCTCTAGGGCACTGCCGTAAGAAGAGCCGTAGGTAGAAGCCGCTCCTCTGCCTCCTGCTAGACCTGAGGCAGCTCTATTAAAGCCACCCGCTCTAGCTGCTGAGGCTCCTGCTGTAGCTGCTCCACTGGCTGCTCTATTGGCTGTTTCACCAGCCTGGTCTTCTGCAGCTGCTCTAGCGTCTTTCTGTTGCTGTGCGGCAGATTTAGAGAGTTCACCCATGGCCATTCCACCGTACTGGTCACGCTCAGTGTTAGCCAGTTTCTGTTGTTCTTGAGCAGTGGTTTTCATGGCTTGGTCTTCGTTGTAGAGACCTTCTTCGCGCTTAATGGCCTCTTCTTGTTTGTCTTGAGCATTGCGCTTATTTTTGCCCGTTATGTCGTCCCACCACCCACTTATTCCCGCGCCGACGTCGTCAAAAAAACCCATGTTAGTCTCCTTACCTGCTGGCCCTAGGAGCGACTGTCGCGGCGACGTCGTCCTTGAGCTCTAGCTGCGCTGAGAGCAGCACTATTTTGTTGTTTGCTGTAATACCTACACTGGTTGCCAATGAACGCTGCTGTTGTGGCTGGAGCCTTCTTCGTACTATTCCATTAGTGCTCCAGTCGTTTGTATTAATGGCCCATGTCACTTCTTGCAGCTTCTCGCCATTCTCGTCAATAGTGTATACTCTACCAGCCACTGTCATAGCCTCTTTAGCTGCTGAATGGAATGTTAACACAATACTGCCTATAATGGACTTCTGGTTGCCCATTTGTCCGAAGTAACCTGATTGCCATGTAAATGGTACAACTGTGCTGCCTGAGAGTGGTTGCCACGTGTAACGCCACTTAGTTGTGTCATTGCTGATTACTATTCCACCAGTGGTTGTATACAATATAGTGTTCGTTTGGTTAACCTTCTTGGCATTCCTTGTAATAATCTTGTCCAATATAAACAGAAACTCGTCAGGTGTTTGTAATAAGAGGCCATTGTCGTGTACATTGTACACTCCATTTTGTATTACTGTCTCTTTATTGAAGCGCTGGCCTTTAGTCAGCTGTGCTCCACCATTGAATGTCCACATGCTGTTGTCGTAGCTACTTAGGAAGAAAATGTCGGTTGGTCCTGAGGCTATATACTGCAGACCACTGCCAATGGCTATTCTGCTTCTGCCACTAACTAGGCCATCCGTCATTTCTACTCTGTAAATAAAGTCACCGTCAAATAGGTAGTCTTGTGCAAAGAGGTAAAATGGAGTATACTGTCCTTGTATTTCATTGCCTGAGAGGAAGCCGTCATAGAAGTTAACTACACCATATATTGGTCCAGTATTATAGTCACTCGTCATGAAGATGGTGCTTATTGGTGTAATGACTGCTTTGTTGAGGTACTGGAAGCCTATAGCAAATGGCAGGTTGTCATTGAAGGCGTACGCTGCTCCAGCGAGTGCTGGGTTAGGCAGCTCTGAACCGTCTGAGAGAGTAGTACTCCAGTATACTGGAGCTCCACCTACAACCTGTCCAATATACACGTCTATGCCGTACTTAGGAGTTACTGTCCTGCTGCCTGCTATTGCTGTACCTATGACCTGGTAGTTAGTTGACACCGGGCTAGCAATAGTAACTGTCTTAAAGTTTACGTCTACTGAGTTGCTGTACTTGCCTTGCAGTATAGAAGCCATTTGCCAGCCACCTGCTGTAGGTGCCGCTGTACTTGTGAAGTACATTCTGCCATTGTAGTCTACTGAGCCCAGTTCCAGAGTGCTGCTGATTGTATCTATAATGTTGAATGGGTAAATGGTGTTGAGCTTATACTCACGCTCACTAATCTGTTGTATTAGGTTAATTGGGCTTTCAGAGAGAGCCAATGCTTGGAACTGTCCATTAAACTGGTATAGAATACGGTTGTCTGCAACTACATGAGGAATGTAGTCCTGGTCGTACTCTCCTATATTAGTTAATAACACTCCTAGGTTGTCAGCCCCAGTTGTATTAGTGAGTGCTGCTGCTAGGGCTGCTTGAATGCCCTGTCCATTTATTTGTCCCGTTGGTGTCCAAAGTACTCTCAGTTCATAAGGTACTGTAGGAGTTAGGCCGAATGCATTAGTCAGTTTGCCGTAGGCGTCAATCAGGGTATCAGTGTTGCTCTGGTAGACATTTATTGAAGTTAACTGAGGAGTTGTGTAGGTAGGGGCACTGTACTCCCAAATGTTGGTAGCACTACGTCCGTCCTTGAATGTAATGTCGGTGTAGCCCAGTCCTATATTGGAATGGAGCACCGTGGCACCTGGAGCAAACGTACTGCTGAAGACTACGTAGTTTGTGAAGGTGTTGAAGTCATTGTAGCCAGTCACTCCGTAGGCATTTAAAGTTGTGCCGTAGGTTATAGGTAGACTGCTGACCCATGCCCTGCTCTTACCGCCTGAAACTTGAATGAGAGTGTAGCTGCCATTCAGAGCTGTCAGTTCATTGTCTAATGAGAGCCTATAGAACACACCCTCTGTGTTGTTTGTAATACCAAAGAGGTAGTATCCATTCTCAAACTTCCAGGCAAACACCTGTGCCAACTTTTGTTGAGGTAAAATAACCTGGTTAAGAATACCCGCTGAAGGAAAAAGCATGCTTTTTTGTACTACAATATAAGGGGTATAGGCCTGTTCACTATACAGCGTGTTGTTATATACAATGGTAGCACCCCATGAGTAATACTTGGTAGCATTATTTGTACTTATTCCTATACCATAAGGGCCTGTTCCTACACCACCACCATTAGCAGCCCTCCATTGGCTGCCGTCAAATGAAGCTATAGCTCCTATGTATACAACAATACCACCAACATAGTTTCCTCCTGAACCAGAGACTATTACATTACCACAATAACTAGTTAACCCAGTAATGTCACTATTAGTAGCACTAGCAGAAATGGGTGAATAGGCCAATTGAGTATTTACAACTCCAGCCACTGTGTTTTTTCCACACGCGGCTAATGAGGCCCATGGTCCTAATCCATTTCCAACACCTGAAGAGTTTACCCAGTTAACTGCGTCAAACGAAGCCATTAAACCAGTAACAGCTCCTACCATTAAATAGGAGCCGTATTGAGTAGCTGTGTATACAGCATTAGCACCGACTACATTAGCATTGCATGCCGGAGTAGTAACACCAGTACCAGCCTCATTATAAGCATGCCAGCTCGCGGCCGACAAATAACCACCTAGTCCAGCTGCTCCACCTACCCAGAGAACAGTTGAGTTAGGACTGCCGGCAGGTGCGGTTGGGTAGGTATAAATACACATTGTGTATACATTATTAGCGCCTATAGGAGTAGTTACTGAAGCTTGTGCTATAGCACCACCAGAGTAGGTGTAATAGTTAACGTTACCAGCTCCACCTGCAAAATAGAGGTTATTATTGTACAGTTCCATACATGTAATCGGTTGACCAGACCAATTTGCTGAAGCCCCACTGTTGTAGGGCCCTAAACCCGTGCCCGTTCCAGCATAAGTTTTCCAACCATTGACTGGGTCAAAACTACTGACCATTCCATCAGTTGCTGCAGAAGCATTAATTGCTGCTCCACCAGCCACTACTAGCCAGTTATTATAAGATTTACCAGTAAATATATTTTTACCATTTGCCATTATACCAGCAGCTACTAGAGTTGTTCCACCACCTCCACATGCAGCCGTTGAACCCCATGGACCTGTACCCACTCCACCATTCACTGTACCACCTAAAAGAGTAGGAGGACTATTGGCTCCTCCAGAAGGGTAAGCCCAATCTGTACCGTCAAATGAAGCGAGGTTATTGCCTGCTGCATAAATCAGGTACTGGTTATATTGAAAAACTATAGGACTATTAATACTATTGCTGGGCAATTGCCAGTTGAAGTAAGACATTGGTACATTCTTTTTAGTGTATACTTGTTCAAATGTCTCCGCCACTGGGTCATAAGAGAAAATAGCATTGTTACCTACCACTGTGGCATTATTTAAAGCGCTAGTTAATACATTTCCAGCAAAGAGTATTCTACTGCCCAGCACTGCTGTTTTACCAGCTACTCCATAGTCTAGTGCTCCAAGAGAGTTTTTAAATGGACCAGCAGCAGAGAATGTGGCGCTGTAGGGTGTCCAAATAGAACCATTCCAATTAGCAATATAACCACCCGAACCTGAAATAATAAGCTTACTACCTAGAGTAGAAGCCCCACCTTGCCCAACCTGATTAATAGGAGCACCATTACTCCATGGACCAGTTCCTGTGCCTGTTCCATCAGAGTATTTCCAGTTAGCACCGTCCCATGAACGTACTTTGCCTGTAACACCAGAAACTATTAAGTACGTACTGTAAGAAAGAATGAAAGCTGAACTGCTAATCTGATTGTCGAATGGACCAGTTCCTGTACCTGTTGCGTCGTAGTTTTTCCAATTGCTTCCGTCCCACGAACCAACACCACCAAAGCCAGGGCTGCTGACTACCAAATAAGAGCCCCAGGTATATGCAGTTCTAGTAGCTCCCCAACTGAAACCTGAACCTGGGTGAGGCACTACACCAACATTAGTAAAAGGACCAGTTCCTGTTCCAGTACCATTCCAATACTTCCAGTTAGCACCGTCCCATGAAGACATTGTTTCACCACCCCAAACTATTAAGAATGTTAAATAAGTGGTTAAGGTTGTCATGACGTCAAATGTATTACCAAAGAGAGAGGTGCCATTACTGTACGGACCAGTTCCTGTACCTGTACCGTCCCAGTTCTTCCAATTGGCTCCGTCCCATGAAGCTATACGGTTGTAAGAAGAAGTATTGTTGTAGTCACACGCACCAACCACCAGCTTAGTACCAAAAGTTGTCATTGTACCTATTCCAATGCCCGGGTGGTCTAGACCAGTAGCAGTACCATTATTAAATGGACCAGTTCCTGTGCCTGTTCCATCAGAGTATTTCCAGTTAGCACCGTCCCATGAAGTTAGTTTTCCACTCTCTCCTGCTACTATATAGTAAGCACCAAAAACATTTGAAGTGAAAATCTGATGACCAACACCAGCATTCCATGGTCCTGTTCCAGTTCCTGTACCGTCATAATTTTTCCATGCTGAACCGTCATAAGAGAACACTCGACCAACTAGTGTTGAGAAGACTACGGTAGTACCAAAAATGACACTGTCACTAATGTCAGCTCCACCTGAATGGGTACCCGCGTCATAGGGTTGAATGGTTGGTATAGCGGCATTATAGTTTATCCACGTAGAAGCAGCAATACTCATGCTGCCCATTTTTCCGTTATTTGAAACTACAAATAGACGTCCACCACTCACAAAAAATGAGGCTATAGCATCTGTTCCAACTACCGTTTGATTATTAGCAGGAATGTTTATACCAGTACCGGCTGAATTATATGAATACCACCCGAAAGCCCAACCCAAAAAAGTAGCCATGAGACCGGTGTTAGCTCCAAAGGAGAGATTACCGTATGACTGCATTGCATTTATGTCTTGACTATTTATTATAGTTGCAGGTGTTCCAGGTGGACCAGCACTATAAGTAGAAGGCCCTGTTCCAGCCCCACTACCGTCGTAGTTTTTCCAGTTATACCCGTCATAAGAAGCTATTCTTCCTCCAGCTCCTGCCACCACAATAGAAGTAGTAGCAGTAGCTTTGTAAATATAAAGAGTTGTCGCTCCAGTACCACCCAGAGCAAAATAAGTACCACTTGAAGACACCGCAGCCGCCAACCCTGCTGAAATAGAGGGTGGAGTGACTACATTTGGAAGGTTGTATCCAGTAATACCAACACTTATTAATTCAAAAGGAGTAGTAGCTGTTGCCATGAAGAAACCTATAGAGGCCCATGACTGGACAGCATACGGTAATCTGTCTAGAGCATTGACTGCATTTCCTGGAGCTACTATAAAGTTACTAGCGTAAAAATAACCACCATTCTGTACCTGGTACTCTCTGAGGAATGGAGCACCAGTACAACCAACCATTAACCAACGCCCACCGTTGTCGTACTTAACACAAGTACCAGCAGTAACCGGCAATGTTCCTGGGTCTGTTTGTTTGGTCCAAACACCAGCAACCAAGAAATAAGTAGTCATGAATGGTGTGGTTGCATGACTAATAGTAACCGGGTAAGAATTATTTGTAGGGAAGGTTGGGTCTGTACTAAAATCTATTCCACTAGCTGCTCCAGTGGGTGTAACAACTGCTGTAGTCATTGCAGTAAAAGTGTCACCCGAACGGCTGTATATTCTATAATAAGGAGCACCAGTACAGGACACTCCCAAATACACATTGCCTGGACTGAAAGAACAGCCTGTTCCCTGTGTAACTGGCAGTACCACTGGGTCAGCAAGTTTAGTAAAAGTGTCACCTGAGCGCTTATAAATAGTAACGAATGGTGTGGTTGCATGGGCACATGCCAGATAACTGTCACTGTCAGACCAGCTGAGGCCATATACCTGACCAGCTGGCAGTGTTAATGGGTTAGTTAGTTTAGTGAATGTGTCACCTGACCTCTTGTATATAGTCACAAAAGGAGTTGCCTGACTGCCAACTGCAAGGTACGTGGTACTTTGACTGAATGCTGCTGCTGTGGCCTGAGTTCCGGCTGGCATTGTTCCAGGGTCGGCTAGTTTAACTAACACAGGAATAGCGGTATTTGAACTCAAATCTGTAATGGTGTATATTGAATTTCCAGATATAGCTGTTCCATTATTCGCCAAAGACGTTGTGCCGGCTCCTGGAGCATTATAGTTGGTCCACCGTGCTGTTATACTGTCATAGTACCCAATTCCACCATTAGAACTACCCAGTACTAAACGAGTGCCCACAACCGCGGCAGCCGTTATAGTATTGTTTAGTACTGTATTGTTTGCAGAAATGTTTATACCAGTTCCTGTTCCAGTACCATTCCAATTTTTCCAAGCAGCACCGTCATATGAAGCTAAATATACACTAGAAGTAACTATTAACCATGTACCGTATTGTAGTATATTTGTAACAGCTCCCACTAGACCACCCGTTCCTGCTAATGCCACTCCATTGTCATGAGGTCCTAAGCCTAGTCCTGAACCATCTGGGTATTTATAGTTGCCGTATTGGTCTACTGAAAAAATTTTTTGGTCTTGTGTACCAAATACTACAAATGACAGTCCACCAAATGTATAACTACCGGTAGCCGTAATAGTGTAGTTAGTCAGGTTGCTGTACTTAAGCTGGACCTGAGCTGCTGCTGCTTCTTTCAGGAAGAAGACCTGCTGGCCAGTCTTGAGCACAAACTCTTGCTGGTCAGCGTAGTGCATTGGTTGGTAGCGTACAAAGTTTAATGAAGTGTAGGCCGTAGTCAGAGTGCTGAGGGTACTAAAGGTTACTGAGCGAGTGTGTAGTGTGACCAGTGCAGTTGAGAGTTCTGAAATGGTTACTGTGGCTCCGTCAATCTTGCAAGTTATAAAGGTACCGTCAACTGTTTCAGCAATGTCGTCGTAGCCTGGTATCTGCTCTCTCAGCGTCACACCAACTGCAGACACTTGTCCCAGTGTCACGTCTGCTCCTACTCCGTCACCGAGCTTGACTGTTCGTAAATGAGAGGAGGGCGAGGTCAGAGTAATTACTTTATTGTCTTCTGTAACGTAGTGCGCACCTGCGTCTGCGTAGGACAGCTCTTGCTCGTAAATGTTTGTGAGACCGCCCTCTCTCTCTATACCTGTATTCTGCGGATGTTTAACTGCTGTGTCTTGAAATGAGTGCGGAACTTGGTCCACGTCTTCTGTACAGACGGAGTTAATGAGAGCTATTTCTGCTTTCTGTCCTGGAAATGCCATGCCAGCTCCTTAGCGTAACTGATTGTACCAATCTGAGTAGTAGTTTTGTATTCTTTCCGGTGTGCCCTCGTCCTTCTTGAGCACATTCTTGAAGCGCTTCTTTAACTCTTCTAACCTTAGGGCCAGGGCTCCTGCGTCTGCATTCTGTTTCATTTTGAAGTCAATGGCTGCCCTATAGGACATCATTTCAGCCACTATATTCAGTGTATCTGCAAACTCAGTGTCTTCGAAAGTGCTGTGAGCGTGGACGTCCAGGGTCTCTTCGTCTATTGTGCTGAAGTAGTTGTTAGCTGTGTTGCCGAGGTACTGTACGTCGTCGTGTAGAATGACGTCTAGTGTAACTACCAATTGGCTGTTAACAGTCAGCTTGTGGACCTCAGAGACACTGTCATCCACGTAGAGGTAGGTGCCATCTGAAACAACGTGGGTTGTATTACTGTAAATAACACCACCTGCCCAGATTACATTACCAGTAGTAGTTAGGCCCACTAGTTTAAAGTTGCTGCCTACTCCTATACTGCAAATGTCTGTGAGAGCAAAGGCATATAACAATGTAACAGTACCACCTGAGGTATCTGCCGTATAGGTCTGAGTGCCGTTGTTGAAGTAAATCAGGTTGTCTATAATAGTGAAGTTCAGAATGTTGCCTATTGCAGTAATCTGTGTAGGTACCACTGTAGCTTGAAGGTCTGTTGCTCCCTTCCAAATGTCTCCACCAGACAGGAAGTAGAGGTAGCCTTTGTAGTAAAATATATTACTCTTAGTTGGTGGTGGTGCTGGGTCGTACAATAGGAAGGTGCTGCCTAGCTGGGTCCACTCTGCGTAAATGTTATAGTGCAGGTTAGTAGGGTCCTGCCACAAGTAGAGCATAATGTCGTTGCTGTTCTGACTTGTAGTCAAGTTCACGTAGAAGACCTCTTTCAGGCTGTTCTTGTGAGCTACACTCATGCTTTCTACGTAACTTATTTCTGGAGCTGGTACACTCACCTTGGGTGGTGGTGGGTAGTAACCAACTCTAATCTGTAATGGCGTGGCCTGTGGTGTCTGTCCGACAATCCAAAGGAACCCACCTCTAAACCTGTACTGTGGTTCCATGAGGTTAAAGTTCTTAATGTTCATGTTGAACTTTTTCATTCGTTGCCACTGTGTCTGGCTCTGGTAGTCCACATAGCGGCCTTTGTAGAAATCTGCTGGTAGTGGTACAAGGTATTCATTATTCTTGCTGGAAGGTGTCAACATTGCAGAGGTTACCTGAATGGTAGCCTCTGTCAGGTAGGGGTCGAAGTCTGTCTCAGTCAGTGCTGAGTAAATGTCTTTCCATTCCTCATTCAGGCTGTTCATTTCGTCTGTCGGAGTAATAAACTGAGCATTCTCTAGGTCAGCCAGAGCACGAGCCCTGTCCAGTATTTCACTTGCTTTCATTATATTTGGTGCTCCTTGAATGTTGGCTGGAGCGTACTGAAGGCCTGGTAGGAAGAGGAAGTTAAAGAGCAATAACACACTTCTGGCCCTCCTTTACAGTAATATAGTGTCTCTCATTCTGGAAATGTAACAAAAAAAGCCTCCTGAATGTAACACACCCAGGAGGCCAAGGAGTAAAAATGTTACAGCTTAACTAAATTTTACGCATGCACAAACTGAAGCATTTGTAACAGCCAGATTGCCGTAAAACTGCAATGAAATCTGAGTAGCTGGTCCATTGACTGTGGCTGCACCTGGAACTACATTGAGGTAGTCGTCCATTAGGAGCTTGAATTCAGTTGAAGGCTCACCAGTACCGGTTACAGCCTGCTTGCCTGGGGCATTCTCAGCAATACCGTCGTTAATTGGCGTCTCCAAGTTGCTGAGGGTCAGCATTCTAAGTGCGTCCTCAGTCAAAATGTAGGCTGTTCCCTTTGGGCAGTATGGGTCGTCAAAGATTTTCTTAATCCAAGACGTACTGAACAACAGTGAGAGGTTGCTCATTCCTTTAGCCATGCTGATGTCTGTTCCACTAGCGTTATTAGCGTCAGCGAAGTAAGTCATCTGGCTACCAGCTGCGGTCATTTCGAATGAAATCTGTTGGAAGTCTTCGTCGTTGACTACAATGTACTGAGGTTCTCCACCTGCTCTGCGGACTAGTCGAACTCCACTGTAGAGGGCGTCGACGTACTTTTGGTTTCCACCAACGTCTCTCAAGTAGAAGTTACCAGCCAGTGCATAGGGTACTGAACTTCTGTTAACATTATAGAACACAGTCTGAATGTAAGCATTCCATGCTGTAAGGTCTCCACCACCGGCTGCTCCTCTATTATAGAAAGAAGGCAACCAAGCGGCTAGTCCTGTCCAGACATAGGGGCTGCGGGCCACGTCAGAAGCACCGTCTAGTTCAATCCAGGCATTCTGAATGAAACCTGCGACTGGAGCTACTGCTGGTGCAAATGTAATTGTGGTTCCTAGAGCTGTTGGGTCAGCAATCTGAGTGACAACATAAGGTCCACCTGCTGCCAGAGCACTAGCTGGGTCAGCTGTGGTAGTAACCTGGAAGTTACTTCCAACTGCTAACTTAAGTCCCGCGCTATTGTCAACTAGCATTGTGGTTACACCTTGTGCTGAAGGAGCTTGTACAACTCCTAGCTCACCGTAGCCACTACCGTATAATAGTGCGGCCATGGTCTTGCGGAAGCCTTCTGTAGCTGAGTGAAACTTTACAGCAGCAATTGGGTCATAGGCACCCTTTGGCTTGCTAGAAGCAAGTATTTCTTTAGCTGTAATGTTTACGACAGCAAAGAGTTGTCCAGGTGGAACTTTGAATTCAACGTTCTGCTCAGCCTGTGCAGCAGCTAGTGCTATAGCAGTGTTATAGTTTCCACTGACTGAGGCACTTCTTCCTGCCATTCCGGCGAACGCGTATTCCTTACCACCCACTCTTTCTTTCTTAATGACCCTCATGAGAGGTGAATTTCTGAAGAGTAGACTTTCTACTCCTTTTTCTGTATACCAGGTCTTTAGTACATTTAATACCCCCTGGTCGGGTGAAACAACTTGTGGCATTTAAGCCTCCTTTGTTATTCCGGTTCAACCACTAGGGGAGAACCTGGCTTTCTAGATTGAGCTATTTTCTTAATATTGTCTAATGGGTCTTCTTCCATTGGACCCTCACTCTTCTCTGCAGTCGGCTCCACACTCTTGGTCTCTACGCTTACTGCAGCAGCTGGGGACTTGTCACCGAAGCGTGTCTTGAACTGCTCGAGAATGCTGCCAATGTGTCCTTCTTCGTTGAACCCTTCTCCACCCTTGGCCTCTTCGAGGTCGTCAAACAGATGTTCGTATATACCTTCTGGGTCTGCTTGAAGAAGTTTATTGTAGTCGTCGTGGAATGGAGAAAACTTCTCGCCGTATTTGCTCTTGACACCAGCAATGCCGTCCTGTCTGAGCCCGTCTTTCCACATTTTGTCGGCGTCACCAATAATGCGGTCATACACGACAGTCTGAAGTTCAGCGTTGTCTGTGTAGTTTTTGTGTGCTACCTGCGCCAATAGGTCCAGTTTTTCCTGGGTCTCTTTCATGAAGCCTTCTAGCGCGGTAATCAGTTCATTTAGTTCCATAGTATTACCTACCTATATAGTGTCTTTTCCGGTCAACCTGTTGGAGAAGTCGGTGGCGCCGGTGGTCCTGCTGATTGTTGGTCCATTGGCATCTGTCCGCCTGCTGGGCCTGGGGCTGTTGGGGGTTGTCCTGTTTGAGCTCCTTGAGGCTGCATGTTTGGAGGAGCCGGAGGAGTGGCGGCCTGTTGTACTGCGTCTATGTCGTCCTTTACCTTGTGTAACAACTTTACCAGATTAGTCATGACATCTGAAGCCGGGTCTTCGTCAATAGCGTCCAATCTGAGTAGCATGTTTACTGTCTGAGTATAGAGCTGGGTAATGTCGACAACCTCGTAATACTCTACGTTGCCGTCTTCTATAGCCCTCTCTATAATCCGTTGGCAGTCGTTATAACTGGCCTCTAGAATGCTATTAGCTCCTGCGAGGTCAGGGAGGTCCATGTACAGAGAGACCATGGACTGGTCTATCAGTTTCATGGCTACCATTTGGTTCAGCTGCTCCAGACGTTTGCTGGGGTCCTTGCTCAGGCTGCTAGCGGCTGATGTCTGAATGCTGTAGTTCTCTCGTTCTTTCTTAATGTCGCCCCATTTAACTGTAGCTCTGCCTGTTTTTTTAGGCAGTATTTCAAGGTCATTGGGCATTACTTTAATATACGTGTCCATCAGCCTCATGAAGAAGTTAATATAGTCGTCTCTCAGTCTCTGGAAGCGCTCACTCTCTACATCTTGCAGAGTGTCCAGGGCCTTACCACTGCTGACATCTGCTGGTTTCTTCTGTTGTGCTGAGAGTTGACTAACTCCTTCCTGTTCGAAGAGCATCTGGAAGAGTTGTTTCTCTCTGTCTAAGTACTGAGGGTTAATGGCTGCTGGTGTTGCGACTGCTATCTGGCTAGCCCCTCCCCCCAGCGCTGGGTCATAAGTAACCACTACACCAGCTTGGTTAGTCATCATGCTGGCCTTAGGAATGTCGTCGTCGTCTGTCTTAGGCATTATAATAGTATTGAATGGAGTTACCTGGAAGGCGTCGTGTATTCTGCGTTCTAGGTCATTTATTTCATTCTGAATGCCCATGGTAGCGTCAATCAGAGAAATACTGAAGCCACCTTTCATTGCTGGTTCGTACCAGAATGTTACCACTGGAGGACAGTCATAGTCTATAGCCTGGACCGTAAGTAACTCTGCGTCTAGGAACTCGTATTTGAAGCCATTGTGAAGGTCGTAGTAAATCCAATAGGTTCCATTGACATTACGTCTTCCCTCTTCGTATTTCTTTTTAACATTGGGGTTGTCATCTAGTTTGCCTCTGTTGTAAAGGTCGCTGATTGGGTAGAAGCGTCTGTGTACCATTACTCTGCTGTATTTGTCAAATTGCATTTCAGCTGGGTCGTAGTAGTACTCCCATGGACCAAGACGCTGAATGCAGCGTTGGTCGTCGTCAACCCAGAGAGCTCCGTACTCCATGGTAAGAGCGTCTCTTAAGCTCATTCGGCCCTTCTGGTAAAGGTTTTCTTTCTCTACTATTTCGTCCATGTATATCTGAGCATTGCGACATGTCTTCTGTGTCTTCCACCCACCTGCTACTGGGTTGAAGAAAACGCGTACCTTTATTTGAGACAGTTTGCTTTCTAGGCTGTTTATAGCACTGCGCTGAGGGTTGAAGTTAGGCAGTATACCTAGGTCCTCGTCACCAACCAGGTAACTAAAGCCCAGTGGCATGCCGTAAGGATTATAATGAGCCTCTCGTCTGGCTCCATTGGTGTAGAACTGGTTGAAGTTACGTCTATACTTAGTGTCTCGTTGTATCAGATAAGAGTAGAGTATCTGAGCGTCACTAATAACAATCTGCTTCTCTAGCTGCCCATTGACTGCACTCTTGTTGGTTACGACTGCTGGTAGGTTTTCTTTTGCCATTTATTTGTCCAAGAAGCCTAGGGCGGCCTCGTCTGCTTGTGCTTTGAGTTTGCGTTGTCTCATGACTTCCTCATATGAGGGTAGAGGTTCTATAGTAATAATGGTTCTGTTGGGCAGAGTTACACTCATTTTGACATACTTAGCCTGATTAACCAGGTCCTGCAGAATAGGGTAGTTCAACTCACCCTCTTTAAACTCAGCAAACTTCTTCTCGTACTCTAGTACCCTCTCTGCGTTAATCAGTTTACCAGCCTCTTCTATTAGCTGGTTCTTCTCAGCTACACGTACTCTATGCCAGGCCTTCCACAATATTCGTAGGTTAGTCATAATAATATAGTGTCTCATTTCAGCCATTTCAGCAAAAAAAGCTACCTGTTGGGGGCACCCTCTAGGTAGCTTGGTCTCCTGCCCACTAGAGCCAATAGTAGGCGTTATATGTCTATTACTGTTTTACCCGAATGCCATACTGGTCTCATGGCATAAAGAACCGCGTCTAAGAGGTCTGGGTGGTACTGTTCGTCTATTTCTCTGGTCAAGTTGTCGTCGTTGTCTCTAGCAAAAATAGTACGCAAGGCCTCGTCTGCAAACACCCCGCCTGCTCTGACTTTGAAGTAGCCTAGACGCACCTCTTCTTGGAGTATTTCTATAGCCTGGTCCTTGCCTGCCTTGAAGGCATCAGCCATTGGAAGACCGTATTGCTTCTGTAGGTCGTAGCTTATTTTCAGTGTGCCACCTGCTGTGTCTGCAAAGACATGGAACTTGCGCTTAATGGTCTCTACTGCTGGTGCTCCTGGTGGCATTATTTGTGGTCTGGCTGCTGGTACTGTGACTGTTGAGTGTTTGAAAATAGGGTGGTTCTCTACCCAGTCTATACCCTTGCGTACCTGCTCAGCTATAGTAGCCACTCCAGTCCTTCTAGCCTTATAGTCCCAGATTAACCAGCGCTCTGGCTTGTGGGTGCTGTAACAGATTATAGCAAAGCCGTCAGCGTCCTCAAAGCCGTAGTCCAGTCCTGCTGTAAAGCGGATGTCTGTAACAGGCTGGCTCTTCACCCATTGGTCGAGCTGGGTGTCTGTGAAGTAGTTGTTGTCCTTAAGCCTGTATACCAGCGCGTCTTCGTCGTATACTGCTCTGCCCAGCCACTCTCTCTGGTAGGTTGGGCTGGCCTCTGTCCACTGCTTCTCTATTCTCTTGCGCTCCAGGAAGCCCTCGTGGTCCTGAATGTAGGGGTTGTCTTCTATAGTCCAGTTGCTCTGTCCGACTGAAGGGTACCTGAAGCCCGGCCATTTGCCGCTCTCATTAGCCCAAATGACGTCCCAGTCGTGGCCCTTGACCTTAGGAGCCGTACCACCCATTATCAGAGTGCCGTCTCTGTCTGCCAACTCAGGGTCCAGTATTTCCTGTATAAAGCTAATCAGATCAGTGTGCGACTGAGCCTCGTCTATAATAACCAGGTCCCAGTAGGGGCCCCTGTTCTTCTCTCGTTCGGCCACTGAACTGTTGCCTCCTACCTTGAACAGAGAGCCGTTTGAGAGGGTAATGGTGCCCTCGCTCTTGTTCTCTTGGAAGTCCGAACCCAGCTCTCTGAGGCCATTGGTCATAGGCAGCCACATTAGGTCCATGGCCTTGCCTATTGTGAGGCCTATATAGAGGACACGGCTGTGAGGGTGTGCTGTGAGCTGGCCCCTAGCCTTCTTCTCGTAGTATACCGTCTTACCTGCACGTCTGCCTGCTCTAATGAATACGCGCTTGGCTGGGTTCATGAGAACAGTCCACTGTTTCTCTGAACTGCCTTGGTATGCGCGGAATAGAGCGTAATCAGCGTCCTTGCGTGCTTCTGCTGCCTCGTCTGTTAGGATCTGCTTCTGTACTGGTAGTCCTTCTGTCCTGTTGGTTACGAAGTCTATAGCCCACTTGTCACCATTGAGAGCCATCTGCAGGGCTCTGAGCATAATGGCTTCCTTATAGGTTACCTTCTGCTGCCCATTCATTGGTCCCAGTTCAGAGAGCTTATTTTTGAGAAGATCTGTAATGCCTTCGCCCTTTTTGGGTCTGCCGGCTGGGTTGCCGGAGACACCAGCGGGCCATTTATATCCGCCTGCCATGTTCAGTCCTTGTTTGTTGGGGCCCAGTCAGCCCCGTTTAGTTTCACGGATGGGTTAACCTTGTTGTCCTGGCACCATTGGGTGTAACGACGTACTATAGTGTCACAGTGGTGTGTGTCCAGCTCCATGCAGAAGGCCTTTCTTTTCATTTTCTCAGCGGCTATTAGAGTTGACCCTGAACCAGCAAACGGATCCAGGATGTTCATTCCTGGACTGGAGCTGTTGTGCATTATATAGACGAGCATGTCGACTGGTTTCTGGTTGGGGTGCTCTCTATTTCCTATAGGTAGTTTATAGAAGAAAACGTCCAACTTAGTTGTGCCTTCTGACTGGAAAAACTTTTCTTTGAAGACTTGTTCTTGGTAACCATATATAGCTTTCTCATAGCTCT